TAGATATGTTTAACGATATCGAAATATTAAAATTACTTGATGAATTTAATTATATGGAAGGCTTTGGTGATGGATTTAAAGGGCCAAGAGATGGACAACGACCTTCAGCAGGATTTATGGCATTGTTGTATTTTACTAAAAAGGTAACAAGTTATAAAAGTTTAGACATAATAGGATTTGACTTCTTTAAAAAAGTAACTGATGCAAAAAGAAATAAAGACTCTGCAAAACCATATAGTTGGCATTTACCAATAAGAACAAATAAAGGTGGACATCCACATAACTCAGATATAGAATTTACATATGCTAATAAATTACATCAAGAGAAAAAAATCAATTGGAACATATTATCTGATTTAGAACCTGAAACAATAAATTTAAGTAAATGAACGTTTATATAGGATATGATAGTAGACAAGATTTTTCTGAAAACTTTTCAGACGTTGTTAATCCTCCATATCAAGTTTCAAGATTTTCTATTGAGAAGTATAATAAAAATATAAGTATACAACCTATAATACTTTCAGAATTAAAAGATAAAAAACTATATTGGAGAACTACAGACTATTTATCAAGTACAGAATTTGTTTATAGTAGATTTTTAACTCCTTATTTAAACGATTATAAAGGTATAGCACTATTTTGTGACTCAGACTTTCTATGGCAATGTGATGTGAATGAATTATTAGATTATTATGATGATAGATATGCAGTTATGTGTGTAAAGCATAATTATTCACCACCTGAAAGTACAAAAATGGATGGTAATCCACAAACACATTATCCAAGAAAGAATTGGTCAAGTTTAATGTTGTTTAATTGTGAACATCCTGATGTAAAATTTTTAAACACCCATAATATAAACGAAAAAGGAGCAAAATGGCTACATAGATTTGAATGGACACGTGATGAATGTATTGGAGAAATACCAGCAACGTATAATTGGTTAGAGGGTTGGTATAATGACAACATTGACCCAAAAGTTATACATTATACACGTGGTGGACCATGGCACGAAACGTGGGATGGTCATTACAAAGAACAATGGATACAAACATATAATAAATTAATCAAGGAGGTCTCAGATGGCTGATGAAAAAAAGTTCTCAGAAGAAGAACTAAAAAACATACAAAATATAGCTGATACTTATAGTTCTTTACAAACTGAATTAGGAAATCTTGGAGTACAGAAAATACTTGTTGACGAAAGAATACAAGCTATTCAGAAAAGAGAAGAAGAAATTCGTGAAGAATGGAAAAAAACTCAACTGAGTGAACAAGAATTAGTTAAAACTTTGAGTGATAAGTATGGTGAAGGAACACTTGACCCTAAAACAGGTAACTTTATTCCTACAGAAACGTCAAATCAAAAATAAATGGTGTTAAATATAACGTTTTGAAATTTTATAAACTATTTATATATGTTTAACACAATAACCTTTTTTTAATTTCATAGGAGAATAATATGGCAGAAAGAATTGTATCTCCGGGTGTATTTACCCGTGAGAAAGATTTATCGTTCTTGCCTCAGGGTGTCGCAGAAATTGGTGCAGCAATAATTGGACCAACTGAAAGAGGCCCTGCATTTACTCCTACCGTAATCACAAGTGAATCTGAATTTGAAGATATGTTTGGTGCTATTGGTGGTAAAAGACCATACTATACAGGTATAGCAGCAGCAAGATATCTAAATGGAGGAGCTCCAAGTGTAACGGTAGTTAGAGTATTAGGCATAGGAGGATACGAAGTTGATGCTGTTAACATTGTTGTTGGTTCAGGAGATTTTGCTGGTTTAGTACTTGCAACATTGGCACCATCAAACAAAGCATCATCAGGAGTCGGAGATTTAAGTTCTACACAAGTAACAGGAAGTAAAGGGACACAATTACCATCAGGTTCAGGAAATTTTAATATACAAATTTCGGGTTCAGATGTATCTTACAATCTATTGACAGGAGTCAATATGAATGGAGGTGATAATTCTTTATCTTCTGATGCACAGGACAAACTCAACGATGTCTATATGTATAAAAACTATAATGAAGATGCAAACATTTTATCTTTATCAGGTAATACTGCAGTATCATCTTCAAAAGTAACTTTGAAACTCAAAGATGGTGTTCAAAGTTTTGCACAAGATGGTAGTGCTAATAATTGGACAGGTAATAGTTCATTTTCAGTAGCAAGAACACCATACGTTCAATCACAACGATTTGGTAGTGGAAGAAAGAATCTTTTTAGAATCTATACTCGTGGTCAAGGTACTGAAATGAATGGTAAATACTACGCTACTATCAATAACATTAAGCCAGCTGCAGCAAATAATACTGCACCTGACTTTGCTCAGTTTGATTTGAACGTATTTAAAAGACGTAACGATGACCCAACTAAGTTTGACAACGTAGAATCTTTTAATGGATTAAATTTTGACCAAGACAATAAGAACTACATAGTTAATGTTATTGGTGATGGTCATCAAGAAACTGATTCAGTAGGTAGAATTACTAAATATGGTAACTATGGAAATGGTTCAAAGTATATTCGTATTGGTGATTACACAATCCAGGACCAGGTGGTACAAGTGTTCCATCTGCTTCATTTGTAACATCATCAGATAGTGGCGGAGGCTTTAAAGATTCGTTGATATATGGATTTGATTTTGCAAGTACTAATAAGTGTAATCAATCTTATTTAGCACCGATTCCTAATGCAGCAACGGTGGGAGCAAATGTATCATTTTCTCTTGAAGATATGACAGGTACGGTAAGTGGCGAAGCAGGATTAGCAAATTCTACAACAAATCTATCATTGACTGCAGCAACAAACGTTAGACAACGTAAGTTTGCTATACCATTTCAGTGGGGCTTTGATGGTGATAATCCAGCACGTGATATTCTATTTAATGGAGACATTACTGCAAATAATCAACAAGGATTTGATTGTTCATCAAGCACTACAAGTGGTTCAGTAGCATATAAACGTGCTTTAGGAACAATAAGTGACCCTGATTTCGTTGATATCAATATGTTGGTAACACCTGGAATTATTCACGAATATCATTCAAGTGTTAGTAATAGAGCAATAAGTGTTGCTTCTGAAAGAGGTGATACATTCTTTTTAATGGATGGTTCAAGATGGGGTAGGTCAGTTTCTTCTGCCGTATCTGATGTTGCATCTATTGATAACAATTATGTTGCTACTTACTATCCTTGGGTCTATATTCAGAATCCAGGTGGTGGAGCAAACATTTGGGTACCACCATCAGTAGTGATAGCAGGTGTATATTCTAATAACGATAGAATAGGCCAAGAATGGTTTGCACCAGCAGGTCTTAATCGTGGTGGAATAGCTGCCATTGACGTTAAGAGAATCTTAACTCATACAGACAGAGATGAATTGTATGATGGTAGAGTTAATCCAATAGCTTCTTTCCCAGGACAGGGAATCGTAGCATATGGTCAGAAAACTCTACAATCAAGACCATCTGCTCTTGACAGAGTTAATGTTCGTAGATTGTTAATTAACTTGAAGAAGTTCATTGCATCATCCTCAAGATTCTTAGTATTCGAACAGAACACGGCAGCAACAAGAAATCGTTTCTTGAACATTGTCAATCCTTATATGGAATCTGTACAACAACGTTCAGGTCTTTCGGCATTCAGAGTAGTAATGGATGATTCCAATAATACTCCTGAAGTAGTAGATAGAAACCAATTAGTTGGTCAAATCTTCGTACAGCCTACAAGAACTGCAGAGTTCATTGTACTTGACTTTGTTGTCTTGCCTACAGGAGCAGCATTCCCTGAATAATAGGGGGGTAAAAAGAACTGAGGGGCTCATAAAGAGCCCCTTTTTTCTTGGATAATAAAACTAAGAAAAAACTAAGAAAAAGACATATATTCTTTTAGATGATTTTATCATTTCTATATATTTATAATAGAACAATAAACTTAACAGGAGAAAACAGATGCCTGATTTGATTGGAGCTAACGAAATATTTTTTACACCGTTTGAGCCAAAAACGAAAAATCGTTTTATTATGGAGATAGAAGGTGTACCAAGTTTCTTAATTAGAGCAGCTAATCGTCCGTCGATAGAATTTGAAGAGATTGAATTAAATCATATTAATGTTAAGCGGTATGTAAAAGGGAAAGCTTCTTGGCAGCCCTTAGACATTACTCTTTATGACCCAATCGTACCAAGTGGTGCTCAAGCAGTAATTGAGTGGATTAGACTTGGACACGAATCAGTAACAGGAAGAGATGGATACTCTGACTTCTATAAAAAGAATGTTAACTTCCAATTACTTGGACCTGTTGGTGATGTTGTTGAAAAGTGGGACCTTAAGGGTGCTTATATTCAATCTGCAAATTTTGGTGATTTGGATTGGTCAGTTAGTGAACCTGTAGACATAACTTGTACATTACGTTATGACTACGCAGTATTACAATTCTAATATATGAACTTTTTTAGAGAAATGCTTTCAAGTGATGCGAAGATATCGTCTAAACGATTTATAGGCTTCGCATCATTTGTTATGCTAATAGCAAGTTGGGTTGCAAATACATTTTGGCAATATGAAGTTAAAGATATGATTCTTGAAAACTTTATGTACATAACCGTAATTGGTTTAGGTGTAACGGCAGCAGAAAAATTTGGTCGTAAATAAATAGTTTTAATTTCTTAACTTAATAAGAGGTAATTGTTATGAGTAAATTTCCTACAGAGGTAATTGATTTACCTTCTAAAGGATTAGTATATCCTAAAGAGCATCCACTATCGAGTGGACAAGTAGAACTAAAATATATGACAGCAAAAGAAGAAGATATTCTTACTTCTCCTAACCTTATCGAAAAGGGTATTGTGTTGGATAAACTTTTAGAAAGTATTATCGTTACAGAAGGAGTCAAGTTAGAAGACTTCGTTGTTGGTGATAAGAATACGTTATTAGTATCAGCACGTATACTTGGATATGGTAAAGATTATCCTATAACATTTGGTGATGAAGAAGTAAATGTTGATTTGACAAGTTTAAAAGAAATATGGATAGATGAAAAAAATCTTGTAGAACCACACAAGAATGAGTTCAAATATACAACACCAATGTCAAAAAGTCAAATAGTTTTTTCTATATTAGATGGACATATGGAAAAACAACTTGACGACCTAAACAAAGCATATGAA